TTGTGCCTGACAAGCAAGTGGCACAAGAAAAACAAAATGAGACAATATTGCTAGAAGCGTTAGCAGATGTACAGGTTGAGACCGCTAAAGCTACAGGTAAATATAAAGCCAAGTATTCTTCAATAACAAAAGAACAGCAAGCGGCTATGAGAAAGACATTACAAAGCTCTAACTCGCCATTTGCTTTGGTAGGCCGAGGCATCGATTATGCAACAAAAATTCCTAGCAAGGTAACTAGAGAAAATGTAGAAGAGCTGATTAAGTCTACACCGGGCGTACAGTTCAGTATGAAAGTTGCAGATGCCTTTAATTTTGTAAAAGACTATGTGACAGAAGCCAGTGATAAATATATTGCATCTATACAGTCTGCGAAAAAGACACAGAATAAAGTAGCGCAAGAAATGGAAGATATCAATGAGTTGATTGCTACTAATGCTGTTACATATACCCCCGGCGTAACCCCAACAATGCGTGTTGCATATAGTCCAGGCCAAACTGACAGAGAAAAAGAGAAAGGAATAATTCCTGAAGATGTTGTACTTAAACCAAACGTTCTGTCGCAAAAACAAGTTGATGAGATATTAGATAATAAAACGGAAAGACAAAAGTTTTACGCTGGTTATGCGAAAGTTAAAGATAAAGTAGGCGATGTTGATGCAGATATTCTGTTCACTAATTATTTCGGACCGGCATTGACTGCAGCTCTATCGCAAGGAAACTAATATGCCTTTTATACCTAGTCTGCAAACCCAGACTCCACTGGAGAAAAAAACATATACTCCAGTTGTGACATCTGATGACCCTAGCATTGGTGAGGTTACTGCCGCGCTAGTAAGACAAGAAAACAGTATTGGCTCGTTTTTTACTCAAGAATATGGATTGCCAGAAACAAAAGATGATCCAGATTTTGATGCGTACTCTTTTTTTACAGAAGAAGAAAAGGCGAATGCCGGGTTTGTAAATGAGGCTATATATGCTGACAACATGGATGAAATAGAATCAGTTAGAAGACAGCTAGCTAAAGAAACAAAAGATAGAGAAACTATTGCCGCAGGAGGCGCTACATCGTTTGTATTGGGGTTGCCTGTAGGTGCGCTTGATCTTACATCGCTGTTATCTATCGGCGGTATATACGCTAATACATACAGAGCCGGGAAGAACGTGTTAAGCAATGCGGCGGTTACTGGTTCTATTGTTGCGGCTGACAGCGCAATCACAGAAGCCGCGCTGCACTCTACCCAACTTACTAGAACGTATGGCGAATCGGCTGTTAATGTAGGAGCGTCTGCTATCTTTGGTGGCATACTTGGCGGTGTTGTGTCGCAATTTGGCAAGTACGGAATTGATAAAAAAGCAATCGATGAAATGGCTGATGTCATGGATGTTGAGCCTAAATTATTAGAAGGGATTAACCCGGCTATTAATGCACAAACAGTTCCGGTTGATGGCGATAGCGTTGGTGCAGCTAGGGCAGTGTTCGGCAACTTTGAAGTCAAAGGGAAGAATATTGCTAAGTTTACTAAGTTTGTCGGTTTTGATCCGCTTAGTAGAACCATAACTAACCCTTTTGTTGAAGTGCGTAGGATCGTAAACCAGTTGGCTGAAAACCCTATAGAAGTGGATAGCGCACCATTACAGGCTGTAGAGTCTTTATCCAAAATACAAACTGGACGTTTAGCAACATCTATTGAAAATAATAATAAGTTGTTCGCAGAATATAAGAAAGCTGGCGGTAAGATGAAGCATCGGCAGTTTAATGAAGCTGTGGCCAGAGCAATAAGAAGTGGCAAGAGTGATATACCGCAAGTACAGCAATCGGCTAGATTCTGGTATGACGAATTATACACGCCACTAAAAAACGAAATGGTTGCTGAGGGATTGTTGCCTGAAGATGTAAATATAACAACATCAGTTAATTACTTAAATCGGGTATGGGATAAAAACAAAATTAGCGCAAACTATAATGTATTTATAGCAAAAGTATCTGATTGGCTAGAAACAAAAGATCTAGAGTTATATGAAAGCGCTAAAGATGCCGCATCAAAAATCGATGATGCTGAAGGCGCAGAGCAAATTAAGCTACAAAAAATTATCGACAAGGCAGAATTCAAGAAAGGCAAAGAGTTTGAGCGCCAAGACTATGAAGCTGTTGCCGCTGAAATTGCTACTAGAATACAAGGAAGCCCTGATGGGCGGTTGCCTTACGAATGGAAAATGGGTGATGGCACAAAATCAGGTGGCGTTAACAATGCAGGGGTTAGAGGCACTGCGCTGAGAGGACCGTTAAGAAGTAGGGTGTTTCAGATAGATGATGATCTCATTGAAGATTTTGTGGAAAACGATATTGAGATTTTAGGATCTAGATATATACAGCAAACTGCTGCTGACATAGAACTGCAAAAACGATTTGGCAGTGTCACTATGGATGAGCAAATTAGAGAAATAAACGGCGTATACGATAGAGCCAGAAAACCCCTTGGAGATAACGAAAAGGAATTGATGCGACTAGAAAAGGAGCGTACACAAGTAATCACGGATATCGCCGGGATGCGAGATAGAATCCGCGGGGTATATGGATTCCAAGAAGATAATGTATGGACGCGCATCGGTAGGTCAGCTAGAGATCTAAACTACTTGCGACTACTGGGTGGGGTAACAGTATCGAGTTTGCCAGATATTGCTCGAATAATTATGGCTGAAGGTTTTGCTAAATCATTTAGTAAAGGGCTTGCTCCATTAGTGCGTAATTCCAAAACATTCAAGGTAGCGGCGGCTGAGGCTAGGCGATATGGAGTAGGCACTGATGCGCTCATGACAGGTAAGTCGGAGATTATTGCTGATGTTGGTGACTATACGCAAGGCGGCACATTCATAGAGAGAGGGTTGCGCGCCGGGGCAAACAAGTTCGGGCGTATTAACTTACTCGACTATTGGACAGCCGGGATGAAACAGCTTCATGCTGTGACTATGCAAACGTCTATTTTCGATGGCTTGTCTAAAGGGAAGTACGATAAGCGCCTTGCTAGACTAGGCATTGATGAGCAGTCGGCTAAAGATATGTGGGAGCAAGTAAATAAACATGGCAAGTTTGAGGACGGGGTATGGATTACCAATGCTAAAAACTGGGATAAACCTGATCTAGAAAGAATGTGGGGCGCAGCTGTACGAAAAGAATCTGACCGAGTCATTCTTATACCCGGTCAAGAGAAGCCATTATTTATGTCGAGTGAGTTAGGTAAAAGCATAGGACAGTTTAGATCATTTGTTTTATCCGCTACACAACGTGTATTGATTGCTGGGTTGCAACGTCAAGATCACAACGCATTAGGTGGCGCTATGACGCTTGTAGGTATGGGTATGTTCTCATACTACATGAAGCAGAAAATAGCAGGGCGAGAAGTCAGTGATGATCCTGGCGTATGGATTGCTGAAGGTATAGATAGGTCAGGCGTGATAGGTGTTTTGGGTGAAATCAACAACACCGTTGAAAAGATATCTAGTAACTCTTTTGGGTTGCGCCCAATACTAGGTGTTGATGCCCCAGCTTCTAGGTTTGTTTCGCGCTCTGTATCTGAAAGTCTATTAGGCCCAACATTTGGTAGTTTGTTAAGTACGACTGTTGCAGCTAGTAATGCAGTTACATCAAGCGAACCTATGACTGAAGCAGATGTTCGAGCATTAAGGAGATTGATTCCATTGCAAAACCTTGTAGGAGTCAATAAAGCATTTGATCAAGTAGAGAAAGCAATCGTCGATTAAGGACTTACGAAATAGTATAATTGGCAAAACATAAGAGGCCGACATGACAGTTACATCAAACACAACACGCAATGATTACGTTGCTGGCAATAACCAAAATGTATACGACTATACGTTTCAGTTAAATGAGGCTGGTGATGTCACTGTTTATCTAGACGGTGTAGTACAAACATTAAACGTACACTATACCGTACAGAATGTAGGGGTAGGTACAGGCGGAACTATCACGTTCACTCTGGTAGATAGTGGCGGCAATCCTATCTATCCAACCCCCGGATCAGCCATATCTATTGTTATGGCTATGGACTTAGACCGAGATACGGACTATCAAGCCAATGGCGTATTCTTAGCCTCTGAAGTTAACAATGATTACGATAGACTGTGGCTTGCAACTAACCAACAGCAAACCGCCATAAATCGCTCTCTGCGGCTTCAGGACGATGACATAGCTGGTGCATCACCGTCAATGGAACTGCCCCTTAAAGATGATCGCAAAGGTAAAGTATTGGCGTTTGACTCGGTTACTGGCGAACCCATCGCAGGAATACCGATTGAAAATGAACCATTCACACTAGCTGAAACACTGGCTGAAGGAAACACTACTGGCGGCAACGACATAGTGTACGACACAGATGACAAAGCAGTTTTTGGTAGTGGCGCTGTAGGGCCAGCTCTTGAAATTTACACTGATGGTACTGGGTCTGGACGCATAGAAAACGTAGGGCTTGGTAGCATGGTATTAAAAGCTCCCAATTATGTTTTCCGTAATGATTCGGATGACTCAATACTCGCAATGTACCAAAATCGGTCAGCGGCATTTAAGGATAACACCGGAAATACAAGGATGAGCGTTGGAAATGGGAAGGTCATAATTAATGATGAAGCTAGAGTTTATGGCTCATTACGTTTTGATGAGCTTGCTACAAATACAGCCTTAGATCCCGGTGGAAGTGGCGGTCCAATAATTGATGAAATCTTTGATGAAGATAACATGGCATCCGATAGTGCAACCGGGTTAGCTACGCAGCAATCAATTAAAGCATATGTAGATGCACATCCTGGCACTATCTACACAGCAGGGACTGGCATTAATATATCTGGCAGTAATGTTATATCGAACACCGCACCTGACCAGACTGTAGCACTAACTGGTGGAACGGGCATTAGTACATCCGGTACATATCCTAACTTCACAATTACTAATGACTCTCCTGATCAGACTGTATCGTTAACGGGCGCAGGAACTACCACTGTATCTGGCACATATCCCAACTTTACAATTACAGGAACGGCTGGTAGTGAAACACTAGCGCAAACACTAGCTCTTGGTAATACAACTAGCGGTAATGACATAGCCTTTGGAGATAACGACAAGGCAACGTTTGGTGCTAATACTGATTTAGAGATATACAGTGATGCCTCTAGTTCATTTATCAACGAATTGGGTCCTGGAGGCTTAGTTGTTCAAGGCGCAAATGTTAATATCAAAAACTCTAGTGGCCAAGCCATAGCGGCATTTACTAATGCTCGTTCATCTATATTTTATGATAGCGGCGGTATAGATCGACTCACGGTGAGATCTGGTGGAATTACTGTTGATGGGCAAGCGAAAATTAACGGTGAAGTGTTCTTTGATAGCATCCAACGTAATGGTATTAACGCAGTAGTAATAGATGACATATTAGATGAAGATAACATGGCATCCGATAGTGCTACTGCACTGGCAACGCAGCAGTCTATAAAGGCATATGTTGACGCAAGCGCCGGGACAACCTATACAGCAGGAACTGGTATCACCCTAACAGGCACAGAGTTCAGTATTGGACAATCTGTAGCAACTACTGACAGCCCTACCTTTGCAGGATTGACGACTACAGCTGATGTGTCTTTCGGTGACAGCGACAAGGCGATCTTTGGTGCTGACTCTGACCTACAGATTTACCATGATGGCTCTAACAGTTTTGTAAGAGATGCAGGAACTGGTAATTTAAGGTTACAGGGCACTAATTTATTTTTACAAAATGCAGGTGGAACACAAAATTACTTGGGTGCAATCAATAATGGTGCAGTCACTCTTTACCACGACAATGCCGCCAAACTAGCCACCACATCCACAGGCATAGACGTTACTGGTTCTGGTACAGGAATAGATTTAGCTAATTTTGGCGGTAGCGCACAAACCAATTTTTCTAAAGTAAATTTCAATACTGATGCTTTATCAAGCCAAGCGTACATTATCGCCTACGGCTCTGGAAATGCAGAAAGCGGAAATGTGGCAATTAAAAACACTAAATCATCTGGTGATATATTTTTTAGCGTAGGTAATGCAGAACGCATGCGTATTCCTTCCTCTGGTGCTGTAACTATGACAGGTAATGGGTGCGATATTAAATGGAATGCTAATAGCAATACTACGAAAGCAAGGTTTATAAACGAGGGCGGTCTTAATGATACATGGGTAGGTATTGGCGGCTATAATGGTGTTAATAGACTTGAGTCCGGTTACGGTTTTTCAGGCGGTTCCGCTGATTTAATGGTATATGGCGGTCTGTCGGGAGAATTAGCTCGTATTACCACCAGTAAAAGACTAGGCATAAATAACTCAAGCCCTGCTTATTGTGTTGACAGCACATTTCCTACCACCGCTAGTGTGCAACAACATTGGCGATTTACAGGATATTATGGTGGCTCACAATGCCGTAGTTACTATGGTCTTTTATTTATTGGTGGTTCCTCTACCGCAGGACATGGTATAGGAATTAGCAATGGCATGCTATACCCTGCTGAAGCAGATAACGCTAGTTTTAATAATGATAATGTTATGGATTTGGGTTATGCATCGTCAAGATGGGATGATGTATATGCTACCAACGGAACAATTCAAACATCTGACGAAAGAGAAAAGCAGGACATTGAAGAACTTTCTGATGCAGAGCAACGTGTTGCTGTAGCGGCTAAAGGGTTATTGCGGAAGTTTAGATGGAAAGACGCTGTAGAGGAAAAAGGGGACAACGCCCGTACTCACTTTGGAATTATAGCGCAGGACTTGCAAGCGGCCTTTGAAGCTGAAGGGCTTGACCACAGTAAGTACGCTATGTTCATTAAATCAGAATGGTGGATAGGAGATAAAACGCATCCTGCTATTGATGAGGTGTTGGATGATGAAGGTAATGTTATTGTTGAAGGCTCTCCTGAGCATGTAGAAACAGGCCACCATTACGATAATGAAGCAGATGCTCCATCAGACGCAACGTATCACTATCGCTTAGGTATACGATACACCGAACTGTTGGCATTTATTATTGCCTCAATATAAGCAGGAAGGCATAAGATATGATTGATCCAGTCACAGCCATTAGCATAGCCACTAACGCCTTTGGTACTATCAAAAGGATGGTTGAAGCTGGGCGTGATGTTGAAGATACACTAAGTCAGGTAGGGCGTTGGTACGGAGCAGTAAGTGATTTAAATGAATGTCAGAGAAGGGCAGAAAACCCACCCCTATTTAAGAAAATTGTTGCATCACAATCTGTTGAGCAGGAAGCAATGCAGATATATGCTCACCAAAAAAAGATACAAGCCCAGGAAAAAGAACTCCGCACCCTGCTAATGTATCAGTACGGACCAGAGGGCTACAACGAACTCACGGCTCTAAGGCGTAAGATAAGAGACCAGAGAGAGCAGACTGTGTACGCGCAAGAAAGAAGGCGCAAAGCATTGTTTTGGAATACTGTGCAAATTTCAGGCATAGCAGCTATGGGTTATGCCACCTACTTAATCATTAGTTTTTTATTAAGGCAATAACATGGCTACTGTAAAGGAGGCAATCTTGCGTTTGGAGGCTCATGAACGCGAATGCGCTGAAAGAATGAAAAATATTGAGAAGCGATTGGATGACGGCTCTGCTAGATTCAACCGGGCGGAAGCTATGATCATATCGCTATATCCATTTATTGTAGTTGCAGTTGTACTAGAGAGAATCATCTAATGTTAAAACTTTTATTAGGTCCAGTAGCAGATTTAGCTAAAACCTATATGAGCAACAAAGCAGCAGAGAAGCAAGCCAAGCATGAAGCTAAAATGAATGTCATTCAGAATGATGCAGACTGGGAAACAAAAATGGCTGATGCGTCTGGCAATAGTTGGAAGGATGAGTTCTGGACTATTGTATTATCAGTGCCTATTTTCATGGTAGGTTATGCAATAGTAGTAGATGATATGACAGTAATACATAGAGTTGAGCAAGCATTTGATGCACTCAATGGATTGCCTGAGTGGTATCAGTATCTACTGTTTGTGGCTATCAGTGCCAGCTTTGGTATTAAAGGTGCTAGTAAACTAATGGGGATGCGTAAATGAGATACTTCAATCGAACTGATTTTGACTGCCAAGAGACCGGGAATAATGAGATGTCCGATGACTTCCTTTGGGCTATAGATGAATTACGCCATAAGTGTGGATTTCCTTTCATCATAACGAGTGGATACAGAGATCCCACTCACAGCATAGAGGCCGCTAAATCCAAGCCAGGAATGCATAGCACCGGGTTGGCTGCAGATATTAGAATCACTGATGGCAATCAAGCGTACACTATCATCAAGACGGCGCAGTCGATGGGGTTCAATGGCATAGGGGTAGCCAAGACATTCGTCCATGTTGATATGAGAGACACCACCCCGGTAGTATGGTGCTACTAGCTCAGTAAACTCTTAGCAGTTTTCTTAGAGTCTCTGAATGCCTTAGCAGTAGGAGCGCCTTTAGATCCTGGCTTACGCATCTTCTCTCCAGACCCGGCTTTAATGCGTTTGCGTTTAGCATTTATGTTGGCGTATAGACCTTGCGGCATAATACCCTCCAGTTATGTTTCATATAATGTACGTTTTAACGTACTGTTATCGCACTTTTATGTACATATAAATGTATTTAACTAAGCAATGACTTAGATTTTTTCTTGTGGCGCTGTGCAAAATTTCTAGCAGATTCTTTATTGCGAAAACCCCACGCGCCTAACGCCAGCTTTAGTCTAGTTGGCCTACCTTTAGAATCTTCCAGTGGTCCTGCCATGCCGCCAAACCTAGCAGCAAAGCTAACCCTGCGTGGATTAGTACCTTTTTTCACAGGCGCTTTTAGGTTAGCCCCTTCAGTTCGTTTGAAGTGATCGCGTCCTGCCTGTGTCAGCCCACCTTTGGGGTTCTTGTGCTTCTTTTTCATCTACCGATTATATCAAAAAAAGACCCCGCTAAAAAGCAGGGCCAATAGGGGAAAAACATTTCATCATCGGCTCTAGTCTACATCAAATGTTGGATTTAGCAAACCTATTTCTTCAGCATCTGGCGGCACAGATAACAACTCAATCTCTGCGTCTATCTCTACCCACAGTTCATCAAGTTGCTCTCTCGCAAACGCAGGGCTAGCATCGTGATATAGCACCGAGTCCATAATGTTAAGCAACGTTTCTTGTTGCTCAGTAAGGTTATGCTGTAAGCACTTGGTTAACAACTCTTTGATCAACGTTTCAGTAGACATAATAGTCTCCTTAGTTGTATGAGACAGGCTCATAGTTTTCATCGGCTTTCATCTTTTTCAATTCGTCCCGGTAGTGTTTAGCAATCTCTGCCCTTAGCTTTTTATTTGTAGGCATTAGTACATTCCACTTCTCTCTAAGCATTTCTAGGTGGCCAGCGCCATGCGTATCCAATACCCATGAGGTAAACTCTAGTGGGTTTGCAGTGAATCGCATATGACAGTAATGGCACAAGCATATTGCATTATCCATTGACCACCTGACTGACTTAGCGGCGCGGCCATATATGTGGGCGCACTCCATTCTGGCATCAGCCTTTGCACAGTGTTGGCATATGTACCCTGCCTTTTGCCTGACTACATCGCTGAACCACTTGTCAGCAGCATCTCTTTTAATGCCCATCTTTAAAATCCTTACTTGGAAAAACTACATATATACCGTACTTCTCTCCAAGGAATTTAATCACAGTTTCTGCTACCGGGGAAACTTCATATGTATCTAGCTCAGAACTGCTCTCCGATTTATTAGGATACATAGCCCTTTGTACAGGCATCCAGATGTTATCCATGACGCTTCTATCAGTCCAAGGTGTCTCTATTACCTTAGACAATACTGGGCTTGTAGTCTGCATTTCATATCCTGCATCATTACATCGCTCCGCTATCTGGGCGCAGAATTTCCACATGGAACTATTCTGTTTTATGGTGCGCGGCTTACCCAGCTTATAGCTAAAGGTTACATATTTCTTTTCTGCACAAAGGTCTTTAACAAACTCAAGATAGTTGCTCAACGTTTCTTGGCTGTTAACCTTGTATCCTTCAGGCATTTCTCTTACCCCACTTACAGGTAAATGTTGTGATACTAGATCTTAACATAGCCTGAGAGAAGACTGACTTCCAAACCGTCTGCTCATACAGAAGACTTTGTGATACAGGAAGTGCATTTGAATGCATACCTGATCGTGCATTTGCTTTCTTCTGCTTAACTATCTCTAGTTTGCGTTTTAGTTTTAACTCAGGGCTTTGAAACATATCAGCCGGGAGTAGTTCATCTGCTGTGCAGTATGGTCTGCTACCTAATCTACCTTTTATTGTTTCATAAGGTACAGCACCATGCGGTGAATGGTTAGTAGTCCAGTCGGTATACTCCCGATATGTATATGATTTGCCGCCCTCAAAGTATTCATGCTCACCAACAAATGGTTTTAAAACTTGCTTATTCTTAATCATTTTAATCTCTCCGATAGTGTTATGTATGCTTTTGCTGCTGTTTGTGGGACTACTCCGTTTCCCAGGAGCCTAAGTCTGTCCACCCTATAGGCAGACCCATCAACTGCTCCACCCAGTTTGGATTCAGCTTTCCAAATTGTTCTTGGTTCTTCCCATTCGTACTGCTCCGGTCCTGCCCCGGCTGGCCAAGCCTGTCCTTCTGCATAGGATCTCTCTGTACTGTAGTCCCGTGTACATCTGGATGATTCGCCAGACCCACCTGACCATAGTTCGGTCTGTTGCTCACCTTCTCCGCTTGAGCTACATCTGGAGTCGGCCAATTCTTCACTGCATTTGGCAGGGTGTCCGATGGGTTGCCCTTCCGCATCTGTCTCCCTGACCCACTCGCTCCCTTGTAATCCCTCGCTGTTGGCGTTGGCCACTTGGCTTCCGCCGCTTCCACTGCATCCTTCAGCTTCGCTCCATACCAAGGGCTGTTGGGATCTTTCGAATGCTTCGATCTCCACTGTCCGTTCACTAGCTCTGTTGGGTATGCTCCCCCAGTCACATCGAACACCGTTGCGGTTGGCCATGATGAAGACTCGCTTTCGTTGATGAGGCGCACCGATTTCAGCCGCGCTAAATATTCCGAACGTTGATCTGTAACCATCTTCTTCCAGATCGCTGATGACTGTGGAGAGTCCAAGCGAGATATGTCCTTCGACATTTTCAAAGAAGACCCGAATAGGTCTAATTGATTGGATGTGTCGCCGTATGTATGGCCACAAGTGTCTTGGATCATCTTCTCCTTTTCTGTTCCCTGCTTGTGAGAAAGGTTGGCAGGGATAACCGCCAGTGATGATGTCAACACGGTCTCGAAAGACTTCCGCCGGGAAGGTTTTAAGATCCGTGTACACAGGTGCTGGAGCCAAGAGACCCGCTTCCATCTTCGCAATAATGTTGGCAACGCAGTAGGCTTCGATCTCCACATAAGCGATGACTCTATGTTCAATCCCGGCAAGGTCAAGTCCTCTTTCGATTCCACCATATCCTGCACAAAATGCGATGACAGTGGGTAATTCTTTGGTAGTATCCACATTTATTCCGCCCATGATCTATCAGTAACCTTATCCATTAATGATCTCTGTTTAATGGAGTCAGTGTTGGTTTTATTTTTAGCAGTCCCGATCACTTCATCTTCCCACCGAGCCTGATTAAGGTAAGTGCTAGCGTGTAGAATAAATGATTGATTGTTAACATCCCATTCCCCGGTAGATAACCTTGCAGTTATATTGTGTTCAATCATCGCCATCACTTCTTGTGTCGGCTTTATCTTATTCCACTTTTCACTAGCTGTTTTTTTCCCTGCTTTCCGTGGGTACATTTTCCAGAATGAGTCGAAATCAACAATACTATTAACTGTAATATTAGGTGTAATATTAGATGTATTATTAACTATTAAGATTTCTTGCATAGGCTCATTAAGATTACTTGCATAGGTATCCAAGTTTTCTTGTACACCCTCCCCAAGAATTCTTATATACCTATTTAAGATATGTTTAGTACCCTCGGCGTACTGCATTTGCAGTGATATGTACCCACAGTCTTTTAGATTTCCAATCCAGGTTGATATAGATGTCTTGGTAACCCCATAAAGATTTGCGAAATAGGCATTACCCGCCCAACAATATCCTTCCTTGTTACACAGTGCGGTTATCTCACCGTACAATAGCTTTGCATTAGGCGTTAACCTATCATCATATCTGACTGTGGCAGGAATGATGGCGTAGTAACCCGGATTATCCATGTTCACCAGCCGCTATGAATTCAGATACCCGGACACCAAAGATATCAGCTAAACATTTCAACGTGCTGCATCGTGGTTCTCTATGGCCATTCCGTATTAAACTAATAGTCGCCGGGTTTAAGTGCGCCTCTCTACTTAAATCTATTTGGCTCATACCATGCTCTTTCATAAAATGATCTAACGATTTATTAATATCCACAACTTTCTCCTAGTGATTGAATTTGGATAATATACCTACGTTAAATTATTTGCAACAGATGTTTGACAAGTAATAATGTTTCTGTAAAATAAGCGGCGCACTAACCAAAAAAGAGGAAGTAACATGGAATATTCAAATCGTACCAAAGAGATCGCTAAGGAAATGCTAGGCGATAAGTTGAAAGACCCGATGTTAGTATGGGAAGCAATCAGCATTGATGGTGTTAAGTTTCCGCATCAGGGTTGCGCCCTATCTGATTACCAGCGTAAGCAAAACAATGCCCATGAATTAAATATCATCGATGATATACGCACCGCCGTGTTAGCAAAAGATGATGCCGCACTGGGTAAACTTATTCGTGAGCAGATTGAATACCATTTAATTGAGTGTTCATTGTTTGACGCTGATCTGGTTGCTGATCGGGAGTACCACTATGACAGTTAATGATCTGAATGATTACGCAAAGGGTGAATATGATTGCTTGCATGGCCATGAGGCTCTGCCTAATCAATCACCATCCTATTATGAGGGGTATGGCGACCGCTATGCTCAAGAGCAATGTGATGATGCGCGTTCCGAGTCGCTGTACAAGGATACTGAATTTGGCCGATGGCTAGAGAAAATGCCAAAAAACGTTGCATCTAATTACAATGAAATGAAAGTTGATATGGGCGGCTCTCGCGTAGAGGTGACCTTTTACTTAGATGATGAGGGGGTTTAAATGAAAAACAATGTATGGAAAACGCTGTCGGCTATAGACTGCAGCAAGCATGTTGAGAAGAAAGGTAATCTATCCTACCTATCGTGGGCGTGGGCGTGGCAAACGCTAAATGAGCATTACCCTGATAGTAGTTATGCATTCTGCCCACCTACGTTTTTAGAAAACCAAACGTGCGAGGTGAATGTAAGTGTAACAGTAGAGGGAAAGACGCATAGTATGTGGCTTCCGGTGATGGATAATCGCAACAAGTCTATTGTTGACCCAACTACTAGGGATATTTCTGATGCCCGTATTCGATGCCTAGTAAAAGCAATTGCAATGCATGGGCTTGGTTTGTACATCTATCAGGGCGAGGCGCTACCAAGTGCAGTGCAAGATGCCCCAATAGATTCTGCTCAGGCCGCGCAGTTAAAGTCTCTGTTAGAGATTACTGAAAGTGACGTTGCAAAGTTTTGTCAGGTCTTTAAGTGCGATACAGTTGATGACCTACCAGCTATGCGCTTTGATCAGGCATTAGGAATGCTAAACAAGAAGGCTCAGAATGCAGATTCTTGAAGCCGAGCAGGGCAGTGAAGAATGGTTGGCGGCTAGGTTAGGACGGCCTAGCGCTAGCCAATTCCACAATCTCATAACGTCATCCGGTAAACCTTCAACATCCGCTGATCGCTATATTAACCTGATGATATCTGAAAGACTTACCGGGAAAAGCGAACCAATATTTGTGACTGATGCGATGCAGCGCGGCACAGATATTGAGCCAGAAGCTAGATCATATTACGAACTTGCTACTGGGAATGAAGTTAAGGAAGTCGGTTTCATTCTGGATAATTCTGGTGAGTTTGGTTGCAGTCCTGATGGTTTGGTGGGCGATGATGGTGGTATTGAAATCAAAGCCCCTGCGGCACATAACCATGTAGCATGGGCGCGGAAAGGAGTATGCCCGGCTAAACACTATGCTCAAGTACAGGGTTGTATGTATATAACTGGGCGTAAATGGTGGGACTTTATGAGTTACCACCCTGATATGAAACCTTTGATCGTTCGTGTTGATCGTGATGAGCAATTTATTACTAACCTGGCCGAGCAGATACTGTTGGCCGTCACTGAAATTATATCTGAAGTAAGGAACTTAAAATGAAAATAGGTGTATCTGTATCACTTGATGTTACTAAAATTGATAAGGCTAGACTCACGGAAGTCAAAAAGAAAGACGGCAGCACGGCTGTTTATCTGAATATGACTACGTTCATCGACACTGATCAAAAAGACCAGTATGAAAACAACGGGTTTATTAGTCAGTCTCAGAGCAAAGAAGAGCGAGAAGCTGGTGAAGAGCGCCCACCGATTTTGGGCAATGTAAAAGTATTTTATACTGATGGGTCTGCCCCGGTAGATAATAATGCTTTTTCCCCATCTATTAACCCGAGCGCAAACGCTGTTGTTACGGAAGATATTCCATTCTAGGGGGTGTTATGAAGGATAAGATAAGAGAAGCGCACCGATACGCTAACTGGCAATTGTTTAAACAAAGTATCGACAAGCCATTTATTGTTATGCATTTTAACGCTAACAGTTACCCGCTTACACTGCGGCGATGGCATGGTGTATTATTGTTAGTAGCGTTATTTATTATTTGGTAGCCAAGCCGTCCTCCCTTACGGCTGTGTAGCAGGATTAGCCCACCTGTGGCGACAACGGGCTTATGATATTATGGTATATGATGAATATACGAAAAGCATTTGGAATAATATCTCACCTCGCTATAATCCTGCCTCAATTGGTATTGGTGGTGGTGACGGTGATTATTGTTATGATTATTTTTGTAATCTGTGGCTTGGCTGCGATTGCAAAGCAGGACATCTAGCGGCTTTCGGGCCGCTTTTTTTATGGAGAATAAAATGAGACATTTAGTAATCCCCGACACTCAAGTTAAACCTGGTGAACCTACCGAGCATTTGCGATGGGCGGGACTGTATGCGGCAAAGAAAAAACCGGACGTTATTGTGCATATCGGCGATCACTTTGATATGCCTAGCTTATCATCATGGGATATCGGCAAGAAATCGTTTGAGGGTAGACGCTACATGGATGACATCGAGGCTGGTATCGCCGGGATGGAACTATTCCTACAGCCTATCCGGGAAGAGCAGCAACGTCTAATTAGAAATAAAGATAGGCGGTGGAATCCCAGAATGATTTTTACTTTGGGGAACCATGAAAATCGAATTGAGAGGGCAATCGAATCAGATCCTAAGTTGGATGGCTTGATCGGATACCATGATCTCAAGCTGCAAGAAATGGGCTGGGAGGTGTATGACTTTCTGGAAGTCGCGGTAGTTGATGGCATTGCGTACTCGCACTACTTTACATCCGGGATAATGGGTAGGCCAGTTTCCAGCGCACGAAACATGTTGTCTAAAAAGATGATGTCTTGTGTCATGGGGCATGTACAGGATAGGGATATCGCGTTTGGCAGGAGGGCTGACGGAACCAACATAATCGGACTGTTTGCTGGTATCTTCTATCAGAATGATGAAAACTACCTTACCCCACAAACTAACTCATCCTGGCGTGGCATATGGGTATTGAATGAGGTTCAGCATGGTGGGTGTGACCTTACTATCGTATCACTAAATTATTTGCGTGAAGAATTCGAGGGAAAGTGATGAATTTAAAACAGCATTGGCAGGAACTAAAAGAGAAATACCCGGCGATAGAGAAATCACCTCACTCTGCTGCAGAATCGCAATTGGCAGGAAAATGCCAGCCAGACCCGGCAGAGCAAAAACAGCCCTTGGCAGGAATCGACCCGGTAAACCATCCATCGCACTATAAGGGCTCGGTTGAGTGTATTGACGCTATCGCGGCCAGTATGACCCATGAGCAGTTCTGTGGATATCTCAAGGGTAATATTCAAAAATATGTGTTTAGGGCTTATACGAAACATCCTGACCCCTTAACTGATCTCTTAAAGGCTGAATGGTACTTATCCAAACTAATCACCACAGAGAACAACAATAAACCCCTTTAAAACGCATTTTAATGGCCATTTGAGCGCGACAAATAGCGCAACCCATTCAACCCTACAGGGTCACCGGATAAACCCCGCGAAACACGCAAAAAAAAGCCCCTAAAAAGGGGCTGAAGGATTGCAAGGGAATTATGCTATTTGTGTCGTTGGGATTAGGGCAGTTTTAAAGTTTGATTTGCGCGAACCATGCACGGCGAGGGCGATATTCTTTTTAAGCCCATCGCATAGCATACAGTCTATGCAATTGATGCCCTTAGAATCGCTTAAACATTCTATCTCATTGTCGGCTAGTCCATCGCCCTCCATCGCAACTCTAAAAGTGTTAGCGCCCATTGCCTGAAATCTCTCGGCTTGTTTCGGACTATCGGCGGATACCTGACACAACCGTAAAAATCGTTTGTCGAAATTTTTGTGCAATATTTGGTGAGTGTATCCAGTATGGCCTAAACCCATTTTTGCGGCGTTTGCCATAATCTCAAATGGTACTGCGGCGGGGTCACCATATGCGCCCAAACGTATCTTCCGGCCAGTGAATAGATCGGCATGATCTGACTCATTGAATGCGGGATAAATGCCCCTTTTATATCCCTTGTAAACGTTAAGGGGCGCATGTGCTAAATTTACATAACAAACGCCATTGGTGTAATGCCTGTGCGGGCATGATCCGCAAACGCTTTTATCTTTTCCATTTTTCGCCGCATCCGTCGGAGCAATATCAGACCTAATAATCCACGTTTGCACCATTGCGCCAGTTTTACGGTTTGAGGTTTCAAACGTTGCGACACAAACAATAGGTTCGCCGTCCAGAATCGATGCGCCTTCATAGAGAATCACGCCCCGCAATTTGGGGCGTTTTATAACTGGTTTTTTTACTGATAATTTACGCATT